AGAAGATAATAGACCACGTTACTCCAATAGTAGACAAGAACCAGATGATAAGCGAAAAAGCGATCAATCCAATGATCAGCTCCTCCACGTCTCTCCATTTCTTGTAAATGTTCTGTTTCATTTACCGTTTGTTGAAAGTGTTCTTTCATTAGGTAAAAATGCGTCTCGGTCCTTAGACCTAGAGACTCCCTAAAATGAAGCACACTTAGAAAGGCAAAGTATGGTGCTCGTGCAATTACTTCAAGCACCCAGAAACGTTGAAAGTATCGACCCCTATAAAGAGTGTCGATTATGAAAACTGTAAAATCGAGAATTGCTGTGTTGACTTTTTTCATTTGTGCTTCCTCGCGAATGGTTCCCAGTGTTCCCAACCATATTTGTGAACTAAGTGCATACCAATGATAGGCACGAAAACCAGGAGAAAGCAGAGACTACCTAGAAAGAACTCATTGTTCACCAGGTGTCTTACGACAACTAGCATTTTCTACATACCCCTTGAATGAATTTGACATATCACGGTACCCAGAGCCCACATAGATCTGTCCACCAACAACCGCTATGGTTGCAATGCCCCAAAAAATGTAATACCACTGGGATTTGATTTGATGCTTTTTGGATTTTTTACACATTATGAAAGTTGATCGATAATAGGTTTAATGATGTTAATATCTATCCCTGCAAATGGTGGGATTTTGCCTACCATTCTAAGCATTCCATCGAGAAAAGCAGCGAACACAATGGCACCTAACCATATCGAAATCAAAGATGCGTTACGGTTGTGTCTTGTGATCGCTTTATCGATCATATACTGGGCTTCCTCTTTAGTAAGATAATGAGGGGGATCCAGTTTTTCAAATCTGTGAGTCATTACTCTACGTGAACAGTACCGATCATACCCGCACCTTTATGGGGGGCACACCAATAAGTATAGTCACCAGCGTCAGCAAATACAACATCGAACTCTTCACCAGGCATCAATGCGAGTGCCTCGTGATCGAGTTCGGGATGATCTTCCACAATCACATTGTGAGGTGGAAGCATATTATTAACGAAGTGTACTGATTCACCTGCAGCAATAGTTACCTCTGCTGGTTCAAATACAAGATTACCGTCGTAACCCATCTGAACATCTACAGCCCAAGCAGGTGCAGAAAAGAAGAGTGTCGCTAGAAGTGCAAAGAAAAACTTCATTCGATAGTTAGAAACTAATCTATCTATATCTTCCTGATAGATCTGTAACGAGGATTTGTTTTGACTTCCTCACTAACCATCTCACCAAATTCTGTAACACATTCGCACCATTTTTTTCTCGCTTCTATGGCTGCTTTAGTGTGTTTTGTTTCTGTATTTTCAAATAACGCAAACCATTCATACCAGAGGGAAGCACACTGATTAGATTTTGTTTCAAGGTGCTCCTCTCTGTATGCCAATCATTCCTCACTGCTACTCTTTATTCCACCACTGCTCTGCGCCTTCACCATATTTCTCACCAAAAGTATCAAGATCTTGTATTCGTTTATCCCAGGTGTCACCACCTACAGATCCCTTCATAGGATTGATACATTGGTTATCTGCCAGTCTGTTGCAGACGAGACCAGCAAGATCAAGTTCATTACCTTTTACTCCTGTCCCCGACCAACGGTGTTCACCATTGATCCAGGTTGCGCCACATTTCGGGCATTCCTTTCTGCTCATAAACAGATCGGACAGCTCTTTATCAGCGGTCATTAGGATTGTTCTCCTTGATTAGTTGTGTGTATTTGGCGGTGTCTCTAAGCAAAGATCGCTTGAGTTTCCTTTTCATCAGATACATCCTAAACCTGATCCAGGAATACCGCAACTCTAGATCCACATATGCGAATAACCTCATCGTTGCGTCAAACCCTGCTACAGCGAACAGGGTGGATACAATGACAAGGGTGAGGTATACACCTATCATAGTGGTATCATCCAGATACGGAAATTATATCACTATTTAATAACTTAGCACTTCCACTTTCTAAGTGCGAGTGCCTTACGTGTTGGTTTCCCATTTTCGTCCTTCATCGGACCTTTCATACCACCCATACGGGCACAGAAAGATCTCTTACGGGGACCACCTTCGGGTTGAGGTGCCTTCAAATCTGAACCAGGGTTCTCTCTTTCATATGACTTACGTCCTTTCTCATTCAGACCACCAGAAGGATTCTTTCCTTCTTTGCGCTGCCAAGCACTTTCTTTGATGTGATAACCTTTTCCGTCGCAGTGATCGCAACCGCCTTTCTTACCACCACACTCAGGACACTTCACTTTCTCTTCTTTGCAAGTGCTTTCCTTGACATCAGCAGCTGCGTTTCCAGAATACTTTTTCTTTGAATTACGTTTCGCTGTATCGTCAATCTCTTTCATTTTAAGAGCGTGACTCATTTTTCTACGAATAGACGGTCTACCAATAGGAGGATTAGTCCTATCAATAACACGTGCAACCTTTAGGGCTACACCCTCGTCAAATTCGTGGAACTCAGCGAAAGTCTTCATTGTTCTTGATTATGTTTTGGGTTAGAGGGGCAGTTCTCTTCGTGCTTCTCAATCCAAGTCTTAGGACGCCAATGTCCTCTGGGAGAAGTCAGACCGCAATATTGACACTCATAGGTGCCATCTTCACGTCGTTCAGCCATAGTGAAATTTCCTGTCTTTGGTTTTCTTAGGTAGTTTAGCAGATCGTACCTTCGTGGATGACGTTTCGCCATACCCTTCAGGATGTTTTCCACCTTTTGCCTTACCGATGGAATCAGACTTAGCCTTACTTCCTTTCTCGGTATAATGTAGTTTAGCATCTTTTCCAGGCTTTTTGGTAATCACGGATTCTTGACCGTGCTTCCTACCCAGACGACGCATTACTTTACCAAAACGGCGTCTCGACATCTTATCAGGTTTGGACGTATGATATGAAACCTCACGACCAGTTTTACCGTCGGCATACTTGTATTCACCGACGCCTTTCTTGTGTCCGATACCGTGCTTCTTGAGATCTTTCTCAAGACCCTTACGCTTCTCACGGTTCTTCTTCTCGTCAGAACCACGGTCAGCAGAAATGTGTCCAGTATCTTTTTTCTTTGCTTTGTCCATTGCACGTGCGAGACCACCCTCAGCAATGAAGGTTCCGAACGGCATCACATAGGATTGAGTTTGCATCATCATATCCGTACTACCTCCCTTTTGGACAGTCTTTCTTTGTAGTTGTAATCTTCTCAAGTTGAGCATCAGTTGCCTACGATCAAGCATCTGCTTTTGCTTCTTAACTTGATTAGCAGCACCACCTTTTTGTTGCTGTTGTTCTGGTTGATTTTCCATCACTGACGAGCAACTTTAGTACACTTGAGACCATTACCAGCGATGGTTTCGAGTGCATCTTTCTCAAGATACATAACACCGCCTGATTCGATGCTAACAGTACGTGCACCCAATGCGACATACTTGGTACCATCGCCACGGGCAGAAACCACTGCGGCATCATCAATAGTCAAAACAATAGTAGCGTTCGTGTCATTCACAACACGTACAGCAGTTGCTTTGCTCAGGTTAACTGCACTACTGAGAGTCACCTCAGCAGCCATTACTCTTACTCTATCCATTTCTGATTACAGGGTGGTGTGTACTATTTATCATTTTGTTTCTGTTGTTTCAGAAACTTGGCAAGTTCTGCTGTGCTACCAACGAACATAGTGTTGTTAGTGACATTCTGTGCTGCCTTACCTTGTGGACCTTCTTCCAGTTCCTGCATCTTTTTCTGCAGGTCGATAAGTTTGTCCGTAGTGTCAGCAATATTTTTAATCATATTGCCAGCGACTTCATATGCTCTAGGAGAATCGGACTCTTGTGCTAACTCAAGAATACCGTCAACTGCCTCTTGACCCTTTTCGATCAAAGAGTATAAGTTCCCACGAGTATATTCATAGTCTTTGGAAACTTGTTCTGTTGTTGCAGCAGGAACTATCTCAGCAGTTTTTTTCTCTGCTGGTACGATTTGGGTTTCAACGTCAAGAGCATCTTCAATACCCTCATACTTTTGAAACTTATTCGTCGTTTCCTGTGACTGGGTTTCTTGAGAGTCCATCTGTAAATTCACTGAATAGTTCATTAAAACCAAAGTTGTCGTCTGGATCTGCCGTAATGGGATCAGGTTCAACCGTGTAACGTCGTTCACGAGGTGCAGACCTCTTAGCATCCAACGAAGTATCAACGATTGCCTTCTTGATAAGCTTATCGGTTGTATCGGAAACAGGACCGTACAGATAAGTCTTAGCGGTAAACGACAGTGTGTAGATCAGAGTTCTACGTGTTGTATAGTCTCCCTCATAATCATCTTCATAAGATACTGAGTTGAGAGACACTGGGAAATCCTTCGATTCTCCAAGTTCAGGAACTAGGTTGATCGTGATATTGAAGAATGGTTGGAAGAACGGAAGAATCTGCTCTAGAATTTGTAGACCATCATCCTGGTTCTTCGACATAATTGCCAGTTCAAAATCCACATTGTATGGAACTGGCATAAAGGATTTCTTAGTTTTACCGTCCGACTGAACGGAACGGATCACCTGTGTAGGTGAAACTTTTCTGGTTGTATCGTAGGAGAATCCAGAGATCTCAAACGAGATTCTAGGCAAGGTAATCTGAATAGCGTCTTTAGTTGTTAGATCACCAACCTGTCTCAAACGAGCAAGGAATTTTTCTTTAGGACCATATGCCAAAGGCACCTTCATAACTTCAGTCTTGGATCCACTTGTTCGTTTGATCTCAATGTTATTGAAGAGTGTACCGAAAGAAACTACAGTCTTTCTAAAGATTTCATTGTAAGAGTATGTACCTAGCATTAGTTAGCGCCTCCGATTTCACCGAAGGGATTGGATTGCGTAAAGTCAATAATAGAATCTGCCTCAGTCTCAAATAATTGATTCTGATCGTATTCCGAATTTGTATTATTTAGAGTATTGTAACTGCTAGTGGTCCAGGCAGCACCAGAAGTTTGACCTGTAAGGGTCTCAGGAATAGTAAAGATGCCTGTTCTGTTGTAGACTTGCAGTTGTCTATTTGCACTATCGAACGACTTGACTTCTGCCTGAACGTTGGATGTGCCACCAACAATAGTTTCACCAACAGTAAATGTACCAGTACCACCTTCTGCAAAGTTGATGGTAATGGTTTGATCCAGATTGCGTTCGATAACATCGATTTCTTCGACGCCAGTGTCGAGATCTTCTCCGCTGTACTCGTACAGCTCACACTTGAGACCCCAGACGTGAATCTTGTTTAGCTGATAGAAAGGTTGTTCGTGCTCAACATATTGAATTTGGAACAACTTACCTGCTAACGGGAAGTATATAAGGTCACCTTCATTAGGTCTTCCTTCTACAACCAGGGTTGTATTATCATCAACGAGATCTTGGAATCTCTTACGTGCAATGATGAAATTTACCTGGTCTGAAATACGAACACCAAACTTGGAAAAGAGATCTCCATCTCCACCAAATCCCTGAACGTTTTCTAGATACGCTTCAATTTGATATGCTGAGTCAAAAGAAGACAGAGCATCTTCGCCAAATACTTGATCCTCACCCACCAAAGTTCTGGGGATATAATAAACATCTGTCCCGAACATCTTGATTTGTTCGACGACAAGATCCTCCACGAGCTGCTGCTCGCCAGTTGTACCTTGAGTGAAATAGGAATTAGTAGGCATCTTATCCGATCATATCTAGGGGTGGCATTTCGTATGTAGCGCGAAGTTTCTCTTCCAGTGCTTGCAGTTCTTCAACAGCATCACTGTAGATCTTTTCGCCATTGAGGGTAACACCACCAGGAAGTTGCACGTTTTGGAACTTCGTCAGGTTGGTACCCCAATACTTTTTGATCAGTGCAGTTGCATAATCTTTGACCCACATCGTCCCGTAGATTTTGGACCAGTTAGCAGGATCAAGTGCACGCACACAATCGATAATGATATATTCATCTTCACGGATGTCGGATAAAACATCCATATCAATGTAAAGACGATTGTTGACTTGGTTATATCTTGTAGGTTTCATACCTTCCAGTAGGAAGTTGATAGTCTCCAAGTGTGACTGAATCATAAAATAATGATAGAACTGCGTTGATGTGAAATCAAACAGATCATTCAGTCTCAACTGATAACGAATGTCGAACATATTCTGAGTACCTTTATCTTGGAAAGAAAAGATACCGTTGACAGAAGTTACGTGATCAGGAACTGTAATGTAATTGTTCTGTGTAAAGAACTCATTGCTACCAACAGTCTCAGTAGTGTTTGTCCTAAACGCATCAATCTCTGCCTGAGAGAATTGGTGCTTCAGGAAAACTTTTTCACTACCACTGTAGTGGAACTCTTGGAACATCTCGATAGTGTAATCGAGAGCATCATCAACTTGATCATCAGATACATTAACTTCCAAGACTGGTTTACCCAATCTACGGAGCGCATACTCCTTGAGTTCTGCTTTGCTTGTTGGATTAGCCATTAGTTATCAGCGAGTGAGAGCGGCAAGTGCTGCCTTGAGTTGAGTCA